TAATTTTATATGAGTACTGACAATATTAAATCTAAGACTAAAAATAATTATTATGATGAGAGATTAATGAGAGATTACTGCAAACAATGGCAGGACAGTACCACAGAATTACAAAAACAAAAGATATATAATAAAATGCATATCATATTAGCTCTAATGTATAATTATATCAGAATCCGATATTTTACAATACCTTCTCATGATATAGAAGCAGTAAAAGTATCAGCATTGAGTAAATGTTTCTTAGCTATTAATACTTATGACTTTAAACATACTACATTCTCATTTTTCCAAACAATTATAAAAAATGAACTGCATGATTATAATTATTATAATATTTATACTATAAGAGGACGCAGCAGCTATTTACAGGACTTAGACTTATGTGGTATAGATCAAGACAGTAACAGTGACTTAATTGATAATAATGAGTCTTATAGTGACTACAAGAGTGATCTAATTGATAATAATGAGTCTTATAGTGACTACAAGAGTGATCTAATTCTAATACTGTCTTTAAAATATAAACTATATGAGAATAGAAATGATAGGGATATAATCAGGGATATAATCTATTTTTTAGAGAATTATGAAATGCGTTTTATGGCAGACTTAGAAGTATTTTTATTTAAAAAAGGCTATGAAATAAAATATATTGAAAAGATATTTAAAAAACAATTTAATACGTTTGGTCATATAAAACAAACAATCAGAATAGATAAAAATAAAGATAGTAATAAAAATATTAATTATACTGCTGATAATGAGTATTATAATGATTATGTACAGCAGACAAATAAACAAAAATATTATCAAAGATTAAAATATAATATAAAAAAGAACGATGACAGAAAGACATAACATAATAACAGAAAAACATGACCTAATGACTTTGGCTATAGTCGGGAAGACCAATAAAGACATTATAAATAACTTTTTCTCAGAAAATTATAAAACGCTTTTACTGAAAAGTAAAGAGTATTGCAAGATATACAAGACCAACGTGTTAGACTTTGACGAATTGATATCAGATATTTACATATCAACGTTAGAAAACGTCATACGTACAAAGAAATTAACACAATTAATTTTACTATCAGCAGCAACTTTGAATTACAATTATAACAATAAAGCATTTTATCATATCTTAAAAACAATATACACACATGCAAAGTCAAACACAAATATCAATGATCGTAAAAAGCGTCTTAAAATAGTATATTGTAGTACGCTATATGAAAACAATGAGAACAATAATAACATTTCAAATGATAGCAATGATAACCTTATAACTGATCTTATTAACATGTTTAATTTTGAAGACGTTTATAAAATAGCTTTACAATTATCATATATTAATAACAACTACTGGAAATATAAATTATGGAAGGATTATTATATAGGAAAACAAACATATACAAAGTTATCTGAACATTATAATATAACACGCAAAGCAATATTTCTAATAGTAAAAGATTATAATAAACTGATTAAGACAGAACTTCTGATTAAACTTAATATTTAATAATATTAATCAAATTAGGTGAACTAATGACAGTGTTAAAAATAAGGAAAGAATAATATTTTGTGATAAAGGATAAAATTTAAAACTATGGAAGAAACAATAAAATTTGAAGATGATAATAAAGTATATGGTAGTAAAAATGAAATACTATTATATACAAAATTTGATGCTGAATTAGCAGTTATAGAGACTTTTGAAGAATTAAAAGTACTTGAAACTAAAGCAATGGTAATTGCTGAATTAGCTAAAAAAGACAGAAAAGGTAAAGAAGAACAAGACGAATGGGGAATCTTTCGTCTTAAAATTGAATGCAAAAAAGCTGATTGGTTAAATAAAAATTATCCAAAAAGTGTAAATGCTAATAAGAGAAAAAGAGCAGTTACCCAAGTGGAAACTGCTGAATTACCTGATACAATGCCAGTATCAGCAAAAGAAAGTAGCAGAGCCAGACTTATAGGTAGTGAACCTGAATTAGTACAACAAGCAATTAATGCAATTAAAGCAGAAGGTAAAAAGGTGATTACACCAAATTTAGTGGCAAGAGGAATCAGAGAAATTAAAGCACAAATTGTAAAAGATAATACTAAAAATGTTGAATTAGATACCAATAAGAAATACAGAATATTTTATGCTGACCCACCTTGGGAATATAATGCAGGTGGTCAACAGGCTGGCAAAGATAAAGTACAAATGACAGTTACAGATATTCATTATCCTTCAATGACAATAAAAAAATTATGTGAGTTACCAATTAAAGAAATGAGTGAAGACAATGCAGTGTTATTTCTTTGGGTTACAAGTCCACTACTTGCAGAATGTTTTGAAGTAATAAAAGCATGGGGTTTTGAATATAAAACTAGTATGATATGGGATAAGGTAAAGCACAATGTTGGTTATTATGTATCGGTAAGACACGAATTACTTTTAATATGTACTAAAGGAAGTTGCACACCAGACACTAAAAAATTAGTTGATAGTGTATATTCTGAAGAAAGAACAGCACACAGTAAAAAGCCAGAATATTTCAGAAAATTAATTGATGAATTATATACAACTGGCAAAAGAATTGAACTTTTTGCCCGTGAAGTACATGATAATTGGGACAATTTCGGGAATCAAATTTAATATAAATATTATGTTATACGAACCAACCACATACTATAAAAAAATGCAAATTGAAGGTGATAAATATCAAATATATGTTGCTTACATATTTTCTCTTTCTCAAATACTTAACATACAGTTACATTTTATTGAAAATGAAAAGGGACAACGATCAGGAGAAACAACGGAAGGTTATGAAATTAAATATGATAGAAAATTTAAAGAAAGTAAAAACTTATATATTGAATTTGCAGAAAAAAGCAATGCCAATTATCAAAATTATAGTACAAGTGGTATTATGAAAATGGACAATTCAAATTTTTATGTAATTGGCAATTATAGCACCATTTTTATATTTAATAAGAAAAATATAGTTAAATATTTTGAAAATAGACTATATAAAGAAGTAATAACAAATACTTCAAAAGGTTATTTATTATATGATGAAAATGCAAAATATATTGCTGATAAGATAATTGAAATTGAAGAAAATAATTTAAAAATAAATGTTAGAAACAATTTAAATTTTAAGCTATGATACAAATTGAAGATACTATAACAGGACACCATAAGGTTTTTTTCACAGGTGGAGAATTATGTAAGCTAATACAACTGAGAGATAATAAAGGTAAGCTGTTAGGTCGTAATTCTTTTTACAAACGACTTAAAACAGATAAGTATATGTTACAGGATGGTACATTACCCCAAAGCTGGTTGTCATTGGATATGGGTATTATGTATACCACTCTTAAGAAAGGTGGTGGTGGTCATAAGTACATTTTGCCATTATGGTCTGAGAAAGGTGTGCAATTTCTTAAAAATAAATATCATGTAGAACCTGTCAATGATAGAAATTTTGGTAAGGTACTAAAAGAGAACCTTACCAAAATGCCAGTATTAAAAAGTCCTATTGGTGATGAATTATTAGAAGTTATACCTGAAGAAGACTTTGAGAAAGAAATAACTAGAAAGTATGGTCTTAATACAGCAGCATATCAAATTGCAAATAAATTTGGTGAAACTGGAATAATTGATGATGATAAAATTTAATATTATGGAAGAATTATTTGGAGAGTAACTTAAAAATATCAAACGGTCAAAATGACCACTTGATTTTGGTAAGTGCAAAATTGCACATAGCACTTTTTAAAATAAATAACTTGAAATGTTAAAAGAAAAATTCAATAAAGAAACTGACAAACCATACGACAAGGTATTGGCTTGTAACAAAAAAGATTTAAGAATTTCTGGTGATGCTTACAGATTATGGGAAACACTGTATTATAGTGCTGATGACTATAACCCAACTGAAGCAAGTTTAGCTGTACAGTTTAAAACATACGAAAAGAAAATTTATAGGTGGATAAAAGAATTAAAGCACTTTGGTTATATGAGTATACAAGGTAGTAAAATAGGTGGTTACACTTGGACAATTTATAAAATATCACACGGTGAAGTTAATATTAAAGCAGAGAAATTTATTACCAAGAAAAATAAAGAAATACAAAAATATAATAAATTAAAAAAGAGATTAGTAAATAAAGTATTAATACATAAAAATTAAAATTATGAAAAAAATTGACAGTAAAACAAAAAAGAAAATTTTAGAAGAAATTTCTAATCAACCAGAAAGAAGAAAAGAAATTCTGGAAAGTTATGATATACCAAGAAGGACATATTATAATTGGTTAAATGAAAAATCTGTGCCAGTTGTGCCAGTTGTGCCAGTTGAAAGTGTGCCAGTTGTGCCAGTTGAAAGTGTGCCAGTTGTGCCAGTTGTGCCAGTTGAAAGTGTGCCAGTTGTGCCAGTTGTGCCAGTTGAAAGTGTGCCAGTTGTGCCAAAAATTGATGAAAGTAAACAGACACATTTGTCTGCTATTATTAAGGTCAATGCACTGCCCGAAGGTGCAGGTGCATTGCCCAACAACACTTGGGATAAAATTGAAAAGAAAGAAAAATAACACCAATTGAAGAAGTTAAGACAATAACACCAATTGTAACGGAAAGTAAATATTCAATATATATCAAGAATGACTATGAAAATTTAAAGTCCAATTATTTTGGTAGCAAGTTAAATGAAAAATTACTTCAAGACTACTTAGCATTACCCAATACCTTTAAAAGTAAATTAACATATCACCAATTTGAAAAATTATTTATTGTAATTCTTAATGCTGACTATTTTATTGAATTAATGGATAAGGTCAATTTAGATAGAAATTATATGATACAATTTTTAAACCTTCAATATGATAATTATAGTTTAGAAATTATCAATAAAATGCCAAGCTACCTTTATGAATTTTGTAATGAAGAAATTCAATTAACTGAAGATATTGAAAAATATAAATTATAAATAACTTTTAATTAAAAGAAATATCCAATGAATAAAGAAACAGTTACAATAACTGAAGAGAGGTATCACCAACTTTGTATGTTAGCTTCTTTCATGGCAAAAAGAGCAAAAAGGTGATACCAATTAGAATGATTATTGTCAAGAGTTTATAAAAATAAAGATTAAGGTCCGCAGATATCTGCGGACCTTTTATAAAAAATAATTATTAATTAATGATGTTTTTTTCAACATTGGCTGTATTTATGTTAAATAAGTTTTTTGATTTAACAAACAGACAAAATGGAAACAAAGATAACAGAAATAAAAGAATTTTTATCCGATTTTGAATACTTGTCAGAAGACACAAGTATAATTGAAACAACAAAAATAAATGGTACTATTGGTTGTATTATTAAATATAGAAATGCATCAGAGATGTATGATCTTACAGAAGTAATGAATATTAATAATTATACTAAAGAAGAAACATTAGATTATCTTACACGTACATTTAAAGAAATAGTTGATAAAAAAATAAATAATGCATTACTTGATTTTGAAGATTCATTCGAAACAATAAATCTTCTTGAATTAAAAGAAGAAGAAATTAAACACATTAAATATTTAATTTCTCAATCTAAATTTAAATAACATTTAAATAATAAATAAATAATAATTATGAGAAGAAGACTTAAAAATGTGAAAAAAGAACCGAAAAAAATAAAAAAAATTTTGGATAAAATTACTTGTCCGCACTGTGGTGTAACAGGTACTGAATATTTAATGAATCGTTGGCATTTTGAAAATTGTAGGAATAAAGGTGAGATTAAAATTGACGAAGTTCAAGAAATAAATGCAAAAGTAGTTGTAGAACAACTTGAAGATGTCTTAACAATGACAAAAAAAGAAGCAATAGAAATTGATAATATAGATATGAAGTCATTATCAGTTAAAGAATATGAATTAGAACATCAGAATAATCTATTTGAAGGTTATAACATATATAAAAATGTATATCTTCAACAACAAGATTTTACAATGCCATTCATTGAATTCTTGAAAAAATTCAAATATTGGTTGATTTCAGAAAATATTCACCCCAACAATTTAACGATTCAGAACATTTATAAATTTATAAAATTTTTACCTAATATTCAAATATAATTGTTCAGGTCACTTTCCATGTATTAAGATGAAGTGCGATCTCTTAATGCAAAAACCCCAGATCAGATTTCTCTTTTCTGGGGTTTCTTTTGACATGAAAAAACTTAATTAACAAACAATCTCAAAGATATATTTTATTAGAAATAAATACAAGGTTTTTTAAAAATAAATACAGATATATTAAAATAAATCGAATTTCTAAGTATTTATATGACAGACAGAAAAAAATAACTTTATTAACACAAACAAAAAATGATTAATCAAAGATTAAGACTAAACAAAAACGAAATTGAACTAATAACATTACTCAGACAAACCAAAAAATCAACAACAGACCCAGAAAGAACACTTCAGACAGACGGTAATAGAATTCTGGTAATATCCGATCTTCACGCACCATTTGTTCATCCTGATGCTTTAAAACACTGCAAAAAGGTTTATAAAGAATACGAATGTAATCAGGTAGTATGCATTGGTGACGTAATTGATAACAGTGCAACCACACGTTGGGAAGTGAATCCTGATGGCAAATCTGCAAAAGATGAATTAGATGAAGCAATTAAAATATTATCACAATGGTATAAAGCATTTCCTGTTGCTTATGTTACAACTGGTAATCATGAAGCACGTATAATGAAGAAATTACAAAGAGGTTCGGTAAGCAGTAAATGGTTAAAAGACCTTAATGAAGTTCTTGAAGTACCTGACTGGACATTTGTCAATGAGATCATAATCGGAAAAACTAAATATTTGCATGGTGAGGGTTGCAGCAGTACACTTCAATCATTATTACAATCAAGTACAAACATCGTATTTGGACACTTTCATAGTAAGTTTGAGATCATTTACAACCAAGATAGGTTTGCTATGTGTGTAGGATGGTTGGGTGATAGGGATGCTCTGGCTTTTAATTATGCAAGAACATTCGTTAAACAACAGATTTTAGGTTGTGCAGTGGTACTTAATGATCATCCAATATTATGTCCGATGAAAAATAATTAAAAAATATTTTAATAAATGTGAATATTTTTTCAAAAAACAAAGTATTTATAGTAAAAAGTAAAATGATATTATGAAAAAAGAAATGACAGATGATGAATTGATAAAAGAATATGTTAAAACACGTATTGAATTACAGAAATATCTTAATGTATTAATAAATCGTATAAATAATACTCTTAATGCAGCAGAAACAATAATTGAAAATATATATAATAAATAAAAACAACCATGATAGTTAATTGTAATACTTCAACAACTTTGACTGTATTTGATAAAGAGATCATACTTTTATCAAGTGTTATTAAGAAATTAGTTGATGAAAATAATCTTAAAGTTATTGGTTTTAAATATATTCAATCAATTAGTCTGACAGGTAAAGAAGTACAATTTCTCGAAGAACTGCATGCGAAAATTATAAATGAACTAAAAAAAGAATAACATGAAAACAATTGAATGTACAGGTAAATTATGGATAAGTGTAAGTGACGATCAATATATAGTTATAATACAACAAATTGGTTTGAAAGCAATATATAATCTTAATGAAATATATCAAGGAATAAAAAATGGAGAATTAATTAAAAATTAAAAATAACAATGAAAACTACATTTAAAAAACTTATAAAAATAATGAAAAGTATTAAAGATATTTTAGTCTCAGTACTTGAAGCACCACTTTGGATAACACTTATTATCGTACTGATACTCTTAGGTTTATTCGAATTACTAAAGACTGATGGTGGACTCACAAAGAAGATATTGGAAGCAAGAAAATCTGTAAAAGTTTAAACTAAAATCACTGAAAAAACGTAAAAATAATAACATGACACCTAAAGAATGGATGGATAATCAAGGCAATAACCTACCAGTGGTAAAGAAAAAAGCACATAGACGTTCTGTATTATCAAAGTATCAGCGTGAATTAATGATTATTGCTGTAGCAGAAATGATATTATCTGGTGTAAGCCGTTCAGATATTGTAGATAGGGTTCATGTGAATTACGGATATTCTGTAAATACCATAAAAGATATTATTGTAGAAGCACAGACTATGGCTGCAAAGCAGTTTAGTCCTGAAGAAATAAAGATTGTAGCAAGAAAAATAGATGCATTATATTCACGAACATTAGGAGATACTGAAGAATCAATCATGTGGAAACTAAAAGCAGCAGACCAATGGGCAAAACTGCATGGACTTTATAAACCCGATGCACTTATCCAAATAAATATAAACGCAGAACTTGATAAAAAACTCAAAGAATTTACTGTAGAACAATTGGAAGATTTTGATGAAATAATTGAAGAACACAAACCAAAGGATAACGAATAATAGCGAATGACTGATAAACATAACATATTGAATGAATTACATAAATTACCTGTAGCAGAGGTTAACCTGACTGTAAAAAAAAACTTATATGAAAAGAGTTTTTATCACTTCTTTGTTGGGTGTACAACAGCAGTGTATAAAAATGTGAAATGGATTTACCCACCATTTTATCGTTATGTATGTGACAGATTGCAATATTATGCTGAAAATTATATTAATGGGCATAAAAAAATAAAAGACATTATCTTGACTTTGCCTTATCGTTCGGGTAAGAGTACTATTTTAGAATGTTATAAGGCATGGTTATGGACTCGTAGTTTGAATATTGATATACTTTCAATATCAGCAACAAGTCCTTTGGCAGTGAAATCAAATAGAAATGTAAAAAGAATTATTGAAAGCGAATGGTATCAGTCAATGTGGAGTACAAAGTTTGCTAAAGACCAAAAGGCTAAAGGTAGTTATAATAACGAAAATAATGCTTCAATGATTGGTATAGGCGTAAAATCTTCGGCAGTTGGCAAAGATGCCTCATTATTATGCATAGATGACCCAAACGAACCCCAGTCAAAAAATGCAACAAAGACTGCTTTTACTAATGTGATAGACCGTTTCCGTGATGTCTTATATTCAAGACTTAATGAACCAACACGAGGATATCGTGTAATTTGTCAACAGCGTGTAGATGCCGAAGACCTTACGGGTTGGATTTTAAAAAATCATGGTGGTACTGTTGAAAATATCTGTTTGCCTGTAAAGTGGAATAAATATGCTACATCAAGTCTTAGACATTTATATGATGCAGAAGGATATCTTTGGCGTGAACGTTATACAACAGAATATCTAAAAGAATGTGAAGATACAATGACACCGAATGCAGTGGCATCACAACTTTATGCAAGTGCAAGTGCAATTGAAGGTTCGAGTATTATGAAATTATGGTTCGATACAATACTTGATAGTCAATTTAAGCGTTTGGGAGCATTTAAGACATTCTTATTTGTGGATGGTGCTTATACCTCAGATAAGATGAACAATGACCCTACTGCATATTATGTATGCACATTAATAAATAAACGCATATATGTACTTGACGTAATACAAGATTGGCTTGAATGGAATGATAATGTTGAATTCATCAAAGAACTTATACTGAAATATTCAATTAAAGAAGTTATTATTGAAAAAAAGGCAAACGGTATTTCACTTATTCAAGAACTTCGTAGACAAATACCACGTACAAGTATTGTTGGAATAGACCCTGCATCAAAAAGCAAAGGTATGAGAGCAAAATTAACACAACCATATTTGTCAAATCATAATGTAATACTTGTGCAAGGTAGTTGGAATGATATGTTTAAAGACCAGTGTGCAAGTTTTGACGCAGATAATCCAAGAGGTCATGATGATATGGTTGACTGTTTAGTATATTCGGTGATATATCTTCTTATTAATCGTTATAGCGTTAATGCAATCAAACAAGCAGGTCTTAATATTATTAAAGATGGTAAAACATGGGAAGAAAAGAATAGTTATTTGAATAATAAATCGGACAATTATTATTACGATTAAAATAAAATATTTAAAATGGTTAATGTAGAAATTGGTGAACAAACATTTAAAATGCCAAACAGCATTTATGAAATAAATTCAAAGATTGGGTTTAGTCTTGATAAATTAATTCATGAAGACTATAATGATGTTAGATCATTAGAAGCTAACAAATGGATATTGTCTATTTTATGTAATACTGATTATGATACTATTGACTTAGTAGCTGATGAAGTTGTTGAAATGGTTGTTAATAAACATGCATATTTTCAAAACAACAGGATATATTTAGCCAAATATGTTATTTTAAAACATATAATATATCAATTACGTGAATTTGATAAAGATGTTGAAGGTAATGAAATGATGATAGTGCTAAATTATGATGAGATAAGTGAATTATTATTAAAACCATACGATAATTATCAAAAAATATTCTTTAAATTATACAAACCCTTAAATCCATTAAAACAGTTAAACTATAAATTGAGATTTTTTATAAAAAATTATAAAAATATTGATAATATACCTTACATGATATTAGTATCTGCTATCTATAATCACTTAATGTGGCGTGGTGACTTACTTAAAAGATATAAACTTGCAATGTATGATGATAGAATGGAGAAAGGTCAACAGGATGAAAAAGTTGAACTAACTGATATTGAAAAAATATTTGGGTTGTATCATCACATCATGACTATATGTAATTGTGACATGAAAATGTTTTATTGGTGGCTTGGTCAAGATGTTGAAATGCTGTTTAAACAAATATATTATTTACAACTTCTTAATTCAAAATAATAATTCATAAATATTTACTGTTTTAATGTATTTAATAATATAAAAGAAAATATTTTATAGAATAATTATGGATAGTAATGACTTGGTCTTAATATTAAAGGTGCAAGCTGATCAAGGTGCAAAAATTGACGACTTAAGTAATAAGTTAGATAAATTAAAGAAGTCAAGCAAAGAATCAAGTGATAGTTTTAGTATAATGGATACTAAACTTGGTAGTATGTGGAAAACATTTACTGAAGGTGTTGATAAAGGTGTTAATAGTTTAAAAACATTTCAAGGTGCACTTGCAGCAACAGGAATTGGTCTGCTTCTTATTGCTGTTGCAAATTTAGTTCAATATTTTCAAACAACTACAAATGGTGCTAATATAATGAAAGGTGTTATGTCAGCATTGGGTGAAGCTGTCAGAGAAGGACCGAAATTGGCATTTGATGCTTTAAAAATAGCTTTCGAAGTAATGTTATTACCTATGCGTACATTTATTCTTATTGCTGGAAATATGGTTCAGGTATTAAAAGGTAAAGAAAGTATTAAAGAAGCAGTTGAAAATGTTAAAACTGGTATTGAAACACTTAAAAAAGAAATAACTGATACTGCTACTGAGATGGCTAATATGGGTAAGAATATTGGTTTATCTTATGAATTGGGTGTTAAATGGGAACAAATACAGCAAAAGATACAAGCAGATAGAGTTAAAGAAGCAGAAATAGAAACAAAAATTGCTGAATTACGTGATAAAGCACAAGAAGTAAAAACAAGTGATTTAAGTGCTGATGAGAAAGCAACAAAACAACTTGATTTGCTTAATCAAGCAAAAGAATTAATGCATCAAAAAGATAAAATTGCTTTAGATGATGCAAATGCTGCATTAGTAATTGCAAAAGAACAACTTACACTTGCACCAACTAATCTTGATGCAATTAAAAAAGTTCAGGATGCAGAAATTGATATTCAAAGTATTAAAGATAGAGGTTTTCAAGATGATAAAGCAATTCAAAGACAAAAATTAGGTGCAAGTCAAGAATTAATAAAAGCAAAACAAGATGAGGCAAAAGAACTGGCTAAAATTAATGAAACCATATTAGAAGATAGTCTTCAAGGTCAGTCGAAAGAACAGGCAGCACTTGATTTTAAATATAAAGAAGATCAGGAAGCAGCAAAAAATAATAATAAATTACTATCAGCTTTAAATGATAAATATATTGCAGATAGTTTAGCACTTCAAAAGAAATATGATGACGAACAAATAAAAAAAGATAAAGAAACAGCAGATAAACTATATGAACAAAAACAAAGGGATGATAAAAAAGCATTGGATGATCATAAAGCAATACAAGATCAATTAGCAAAACTTAATACAAAAGACCAAACAACAGCTATAGGTAAATTAACTGCACAATATAACCAAGAAAGAAATAGTTTTAAACAATTATGTGATGATAAGCATGCAACAGCACAAGAATTGGCAGAAGGTATGCAAGCAATTAATGAAGCTGAAGCAAACGCAAAGAAAAAATTAAGACAAGTTGAATTAGAGGATTATTTAGCACAGGCAGGTAGTATTTTACAAACAGCTTCTGACTTAGCTGGTAAAAGTACTGTTTTAGGTAAAGCAACTGCAATTGCTGGTATTATTGCTAATGCAGCACAAGCAGAAATAAAAACCTTTGTTGGTTATGCTGATATGCCAATTATCGGTGAAATATTGGCTATTGCACAAGCTGCAATGATAGGTTTAAGTGCAGCAAAAAGTATAAGTCAGGTTGAAGCAGTTAAAGCACCAGCAGCACAACATTTGGAAAATGGTGGTTTGGTTGGTGGTAATAGTTATTCAGGTGATAAAATATCTTTAATGGGTAACACTGGTGAAATTATGATTAATAACAGGGCAACAGCAAACCCGCTTATTGCGCAACAGGCATTAATGTTAAATAATGGTCAGCTAATTCAACACAATTCAATAACTGAAGAACGTGTGGCAGAAATAGTAAGACAAGGTATTAAATCAGTACCTGTAGTAGCAAGTCAATATAGACTTGACTGGACTGATCAAAGGGTGAAAGCGTCACAGGGTCATTTCACAGTTTAGTATAAATAACAACTTAATATAAATAATATAATTAATTAAATAAGAAAATGATCCTTGCAGAACTAAAATGTTTAAAAAATAAAAAGATATGGAAAATATCTTGGGTTAAAGAACCAGCAAATGATCGTAATTGGATTGCAATGCGTAAAGAACACCCACTAAAATTATCTATTAATGAAGAACGTCATGAAGTAACGGGAATAGTATTAGTACCTGATCAAAGAGTTTACAGGGGAAAAGACTATTTTAATAAGACTGTTGGTATTAATGAAGACGGTGAATTCTTTATGTCAGCAGATACAATAAAAGAATTTGCAATTGAATACATGCGTATGGGTAATGATGGTAGTGTTGATCATAGTCAAGATGAAAATGACAATATAAATGATTGTGTAACAATGATAGAAAGCTGGTTAATAACAACACCAAATGATAAAGCATACGATTTAGGTTATAGTAAAGAAGACGCACCAATAGGTACATGGTTGAAAACTGACAAGGTTGATGTTAGTACAGAAAAAGGTTTACAGTTGTGGAAAGACATTAAAAACGGTGTTTACAGGGGTTTCAGCGTTGAAGGTAATCCTGAAGTTGAAGTAATTAAATCTGGTTTGGCAATGCAAACTAATGAAAGTGATTATTTCTCACCAAGCATGAAATTTAGTAAAGAGAAAGAAATTGAAGATAAAATTTTAAAAGCATTTGATGAAGTATTAAAAGAATACCAAGATGAGTTAAGATTAGGTGCACCTATGGGTAATCAAAATGCTGCAAAAGATCATCAAAGTACTGATGGTAATAGTAGTGGTGATGGTGGTGGTAATGCTACAACAACAGGTGAAGCAGAAAGTCAAGCAAAAGAAATGGGGGTTACAGCAGATTATAGTAAAATGAGCGTTGAACAAGCAAATATTATTAATGGTACTGTTAGTGATCATTTAAATGAATTTTCAGGTTTGAATGATAATTTAAAAATAATAAACTCTAATGTTAGTAGAGGCGGTCAAAATATGAGTGCTTCTGGTACATATTATCCAGATAAGAATACAATGGCAATAAATCCAAATTTTAATCAGGTTGAAGCAGATGCTGCAGTAGCAGATCAATTTCATCCAGCAGGTTGTAATAGTTTAAAATCAGCAGTTGATCATGAAATAGGACATGCAATTTATTCTAAATATGATTTAGATAATAATAAAGATATTCAATCATATTATAAAAAACAAAGAAAACAAGTTTATGCTGAAATGGATGCTGCTGGAAATATAACAAAACCAAGTAGTGGTGGTTATTCTGGAATAAGAACGACATTATCTTCTTATGCAAATACAAACGTTAAAGAATATGTTAGTGAAGCATGGTCAGAATATAGAAATAATCCGCATCCAAGAGAAGCAGCAACATATATAGGAAAAATAATTGACACATATAAGAATAAATAAAATGGATATAAAATCACCAATATGTTTAAAATGTAAAAATTTTACACCAGACGCAAACGAAGATGGAATGTTTTTTTGTAATGCATTTCCAAAAGCAGAAACTTGGACAAAAAAAGAATTAAAAGTTCGTTATGAAAAAGATGGAATTATGATTGACCCCAAAGGTATACCTGATGAAGTTATCTTTGGTGAAAATGATCATTCAAAAGTAATAAAAGAACAAGAAGGTGACTTTATTTTTGAATCAATATAAAAAATAAATAAAAATAATTACAGAAAAAATCAAATGAAAAGACATTTGATATATTTATATTCTGTAAGATGAATTAAATAAAAATAATAATTAAATAAGAAAATTAATTTACAAAAAAAGAAATAAACAATGATTTAATGTATTTATGTTATTGACGTAAATATATTGATTATTAAAACAAAAATAATCTTATATATAAATTTTAAAAAATGAGTAAAGAAACTATAGTAGACAAGTTAATTTTGAAATTAAAAGAAGTTCAACTTGATGAAACTAAATTAGCTGCAACAACTGGTGATACTGGTACAACATCTGGTAGTACACTTCAAACAGTTATCGTAACTGAAATTATACCAAAAAACTATAAAGTATCGTATTCAGCAATTGGTGCACCTGTATTGGTTGAACAAAAGGGTAAAGAAGTAGCAGCACCTGATGACGACTATAATTTAGTAAACGGTAAAACAATAACAGTTGTTAAAGGTAAATTAACTGCTGAGATTAATACACCAGCAGAAGTTACAAGCGGTACAACTGGACAAACAGGTACTACTGGCACAACTACAATGGCAAAAGTTATTGTTAATACATTAGACCTTAAAGCATATCCGTGGGACGTTTGTATTGCAGATCAAAAGAAAGCTGGTTACAGTGATGAAGATGCAAAAAAGATTTGTGGAAAGATCAAAGCAACTAACATGTCAAAAGAACAATATGACGACCTTAAAATGGCAATGTCAACAGCAGATAGCGTAAAAAGTGCTTTAACACGTGCTGGCTTAGATATTTCAAAAGCTGGTAGTTATTGTTTAAACTTTTCAATTGGTGATGACGGTAGCATGACATACGGTACACTTCAGACTAACACATATCAGGATTTGATGCTTGCTAAAGAAAAAGAAATTGGTGAAGCTGTTGACACTAAAGTAAAAGAACTTGAAACAGCATACGAAACAAAGATGAAAACTCAAAAGGATAATTACGAAAAGGTAATTAAAACTTTAAATAGTAACACTAAAACAATCAACACAAATCCTGCTAATTCAGAGAAAGAAGTAGTAAAACCAATTACAAAAGCAGATTTGTTTAGAGCAGAAGTTTTGGCAATGAAGAAAGCCAAAGGAATTAATATTGAATAAAAACATAATTTAAAAAATAATTTTATATAAAAAATAATTAAAATGGGTAAAAATAAAAAAGACGAATTTGCAAGTCTTAAAATGGGTCTTGAAGAAACATTTGAAAACACTTTGAAAATGGATTTCGATGTAACTAACGCTGTTGACTTTACTAATTCACAGGGTCAGGTTATGATCGTGGATATAATTCAGGCTGGTGACGAATTTCAAAATAAATATATTGGTGTTCAAAAGAATATTAAATATAAAGAAAAACTTATTGACGTTGGTGTTGGTAAAACATACATTCAGAAAACAAATAACAAACTTTCAGCAGTTGCACTTTCAGGTGGTTCAACATTAACAGATATTGACATTGAAGTTGTTGAATTGGCTGTTAAGGAAGGTTACGAACCTGACGAACTTAATCCAAAAATTGCTGGTTTGCTTTTGGCTGCCGGTTCAAGTCCTGACAATCCACTTCCACTTAAAGACATTGTAATAAGTCTTAAAGGCCTTGAAGTTAGTAGACTTAATTCATATCAGTTATGGCAGGCGAAAAAAACCGGTTCAACACAAAATATGAATTATTTTGATGGGTGGTTGACACTTATTAATAAGTCAAGTGGTGTAACTTCTGGTGGTACTGCACATGCATTTAGTGCAAGTACAGTACTTGCTGACATGGTTAAATTTAACAATGTAGTTATTAGTAAATTCCCAGCATGGATTAACAACGGTTACGCTGTTTTCATGTCACCTTCACAATTTCAGTGCTTCTATCAGACTAAGTTCGCACAGAATGGTGTTGTTGATGCATTGACATTAGCAGCTGGTGTTACAAAAACAAGTTTTACCTTCAATAATGTAACTTATTACAGTATGCAGGGTATGATCGGAAGCAACCAAATAGTTGCTACACGTCTTGGTAACTTAACAGCAGGTACAGATTTGGTTTCTGAAACAGATACCGTTAAATTTGAATACTTACGTGAAGCTGAAATTTACAGATTAGAGATTATCTATAAATTAGGTGCACAAATTGCACGTGAAAAAGAAGTTATAGCAACCCTTTAACATATTATGACACTATAACAGGAAATAATTAATTGTCCTGTTATAATGTCTTAAGTAAAAATAATTTTAATTTAAAAACGATATATATTATGGGTTTATTAACAGGTATTGGAAGAGAAAGTTCTAAAGGTCAGGGTGGTTTAATGGATGTCAGAATTGCAATTTTTGGTGATATTGCAACAACTGGTATTACTGTAACATCTGGTGGCACTTTAAGTTTTCATTGTCCTGCTAACACATTCAAACAATTTCAAGTTAGCAAAGAAGGTGGTAGCAAGTTTATGAGCACTCAAACGGGTAACGTAGCAAATGCAAGTAATAGCTGGAAACAAGTATTAACAATGAATTTCAGACGTAATCAGATACAAAAACGTAGGGAAGCAAGTGTATTAGCACAAAATGAAGTAGTAGTAATTGTAAATGATAATTTTACACCAACATCAGGTGGCACAGTTGGTAATTTATATGTCTTTGGTATAAAAGTAGGTAATGACTTTGGTGGTGCTGATGCAACATCAACAGTACATGATACTGGTGGTCAATTTACAGATGCAAACAGCATGGTGGTAACACTTGAAGCATTGGAAAGTCATGAAGCATATACAATAAGTGCTGCTGATTATGCCAAAATAATTGCTGGTACGGCATTGTAATTAGGTTTTTTGGTTTCATATTTCATAATTCTTAAGTGAAAGTGTTAAGTTGATACTTAACACTTTTTTTATTTACCATATCTAAGAAATATATAACTGTATAATGTATTTATATAATGAAACTAATTTATATAAGTTGAAGTATAGTCAGAAAATAGTTGAAATGATATTCAAACTTAATAATAACGTTCTAAAAATATTTGAAGATTAAATATAAAAATTAATAAAATTTAAAATAAATGCAGTACATAACAAGAAATTTACCTTTAACGTTTCAGATAAAATTATCTAATGCTGAAATAAATCCATATAGTGGTACTTATAATTTTAATGTACGAAATGTGCAAACAAATCAGCAAACAGTATTAACACTTGTTGATATTTCAACACTTAAAAACATATATTCAAAATTTACAATTGATAGTGGTACAACATTTGGTTTATTTACAGGACAAAATGATGTTAGTATATATGATATTGTTTCTGGAAGTACTTTAATTGCTAAAGATCGTTGGGTGGTTACAGATACTGAAATTGATAATAATATATATTTCATGCAAAGTGATAACAATCCTGTTGTTTATGGTATATATACAGATGCTGTTCCTTTTACACCAATATTTACACTTACATTATTAACTTCTGGTGTAGATGTATTAATAAAATTACAACAAGGTAGTCCAAATACTGAATCATTTGATATTTGGCGTAAAATTGGCACTGGTGGTACTTATATAAATATTGGAAATGATATTACTTCTTTTGTTAGTTATGATAATATTCTTAATTATAACACTGAATATTTTTATAAAATTAGAGCAAAAAATACTGTAGGATATTCAAATTTTACAGCAGAACAAAGCATTAATACTGCTAATATAACTGGTGTTACGGGTAGCAGTTATTATACAAAGTCAGAAATTAACACATATACTGGACAAACAGCATTATTACTTAATTCTAAGTTAAATTTAAATATTTTTACTGGTTATACAGGTACTACAGTAAATAAATCTAATTTTAATATATATACTGGCACAACAGCACCAAATACATTTTTAAATAAAACTGCTTGTGCATGTGATAGTAAATTATTTAATGCTAAATCTTCATCATATTATCTTAATACAGGTAGTACGGCATTATGCGCAACAACTGCTGGTAATGCTTTGGCATTGTGTGGATGTACTCCAAATTGTTTTTTAGGTATTAATGATTGTGCTGCTGATAGTGCTAAATTTAATAATCAATTATCTACATATTATCTTAATACTGGTTCAACTGCTGTATGTGCAACCTGTGCAATTGGAGCAAAAAATCTTTGTGGTTGTGTACCAGCATCATTTCTTTTATCAGGTGGTACTGCAATAAATAGTTTAAAATTGGGTGGTCAATTACCAGCTTATTATCTCAATACTGGTAGTACAATTACCTGTGCAGCAGATTCTGCTAAATTAAATAATAAACTGCCAGTATATTATCTTAATACAGGTAGTACTGCTTTATGCGCAACCTGTTCAGTTGGTTCAAAGAGTCTTTGTGGTTGTGTACCTGCTTCATTTCTTTTATCAGGTGGTACTGCAATAAATAGTTTAAAATTGGGTGGTCAGTTACCTGCCTATTATCTTAATACAGGCAGTACAATTACCTGTGCAGCAGATTCTGCTAAATTAAATAATAAACTGCCAGTATATTATCTTAATACTGGTTCAACTGCTGTATGTGCAACCTGTGCAGTTGGTTCAAAGAGTCTTTGTGGTTGTGTACCTGCTTCATTCTTACTTAGTGGTGGAACAGCAGTAAATTCATTGAAATTAGGTGGTCAGTTACCTGCTTATTATCTTAATATTGGTAGTACTATTGGTATTGGTTGGTCAAATTTAACTAAGGGTTCAACAGTTGCTGGTTGTGGTACAATTGCAAGTGGTACATCTTGTAATAATACTTTTTATGGTGTTTGTGCTGGTGCTAAAATAGGATGTGGTGTTGGTAATATTGCTGTTGGTTATGAGGCACTTTATTGTAATATTAGTGGTTCTTATAATACTGCAATTGGTTATTTAACACTTTATAATAATGCTTGTAGTTGGATAAGCTACTGTAAAGGTCAATATAATACTGCAATTGGTGGTACAGCACTTTTTTCTAATATTTGTGGTTGTAATAATACTGCAATTGGTTATTCTGCAGGTTATTGTAATCAGACTGGAAATACTAATGTTGCAATAGGATATAATGCTGGTTACTGTGAAACTGGCTCAAATAAATTATATATTCATAATAGTGGTAGTGTTAACCCTTTAATTTATGGTGACTTCTCATTAAAATGTATTAAAATTAATGGTTGTTTAAATGTAACTGGTTGCACGACATCAGTAAAATTTATTGAAGGTGGTACTTGTTTAGGAAGTACTTATTTGGGTTTAACATCTTGTGCTTGTGATTCAAAATGTTTAGGTACAAAACTACCGGCATATTATCTTAATACTGGAAGTACTGCATTATGTGCAACAAATTCTGCTTGTCTTGGTGGAGTATTACCAGCATTATACTTACTTACTGCTGCAAGTATTGTTGTTGTGACAGGAACAAGTCTCACATTATCTTATGCTACACATAATGCTAAGATAGTTGAATTGACAAATACAGGAGCAACAACTGTATGGCTTCCTACTGGAATGACAGCAAATTTTCAAGCAGATTTTACAAGTGTTAGTGCAAGTAATAAGACATTCTGTCAATGTACAGGTGCTTGTGTGAGAAGTCTTAGCAGTCACGTCATATTGACAGGTGCTTATAATATGGCAGCATTATATTTAAGATGTACAAATAATTATGTTTTGTCTGGTAATCTCTGTTAAAAAATGTTTATAACTCGTAGAGGCATATTATATCCTTTCAGTTCTTTTGATGCTAATGCTCAAGCATTAATTGCTCGTATGATAGCAGCAGGAGAAACTCCTACATCTGCAAGACAGAATGCTATTAATACTTGTATTCTTAGTCTTAAAGCAAATAGTCTTTTTGATACTATGTTTGATGTACTGGTAGTCACAAGAGCACACGGAGCAGCATCTGCTGTAATGAACTGGATTAAAAATGCTAATAATGGTATACCTACAGGTAGTCCTACTTTTACTACAGATGTTGGTTTTAGTTCTGCAGGTTATACACAATATATTAATTCAAATTATGCACCTGCATCACAAGGCACAAATTTTACTTCTCTTAATGCTGGTTTCTTATTGAAATTATCTGGTACTATTACAGGTGGTTATGGTTTACACGGCACAGTAGGAGCAACTTATGCTGATAGAATATCAATAGGTAGTGGTGCTTGTTCTGACATTAATAGTTCAACTATAGTAGGTACAACTGTAGTAATTGGTTATAATGCAGTAGTAAGAACTGGTACAACAAATATAACAGACCTTAGAAATAATAATGCTCCTGTAGTTAGTGCTCAAGCATTTTCAACATTATCTGCTACTAATCCTGCTTTTATTTTATCTTATAATGCTGCGGGTAGTCCTTGGAATGCAAGTAACTGTGTTGGCGAAATAGTTGAAATATATGGTTTTAGTAAGTCAATGACACAAGCACAATTTTTAACTTTTCAAACTATAATGAATACTTATTTTACAACTACTTAAAAGCAAAATATGGATTATAATGACAGAAAATCAAAATATATTAAAAAGTGATGTAAAAATACCAATCTGGATCTTCAGTATAATAGTAACTCTTATGTTGGCATTATTAGGATTTATAGCAGTCAATGCAACAAGTAGACAACAAGTTGTGCAGAATAGTATTGAGATAAGTAGTATAAAAAATAATGAGATAAAGCAACTTCAATCTGATAAAGCAGATAAAGCAGAAGTTGTTACAATGCAAACAACATTAGTGAGAATTGAAAATAAATTGGATAATTATATATTATTAAAAAGCAAATAATTATGATAAATATTATTAACTATATAAAGAAATTAGTTGATGAAAAAGACTCAGCAAGCAGTAAAATAGCAATGGGACTAATGTTTGCTTTTTTTACCATATTACTAATTATAGCAAAAATAGTAATTCAATCAATACCAATGGATGTGCTTTATTTTTCAGGTGGTATGGTACTTAGTCTATTTGGTTTAAATAGTATTGATAAATTTAGAAAAAATAGTAATGATTCATCAGTTGTGAATACTGAAACTCACACTAATGTAGAAATAAATAAAAAAGAAGAACAAATAACTTAAATAATTATGATAAAATTTAGTGGTATAACATTAATTAATAAGATTCTTTTTGGTGCGATCATAATATTCAGTCTGTTAGCATTCATGAAAGGATGTTCTTATGGTAAGACCAGAGTCAAATGTCCGACAATAACAACAAATATTAAATATATTCATGATACGATCACTCGTGAAATACCTAACTATTATACATATTACATTCAGGGCAAAGATTCTATTATATATCAAGAGAAATTAATACCTGCAAAAGTAGATACTATAGCTATTTTATATGATTATTACGCTAAACACATATATAACAGGCAATGGAAAGGTTAAATGGACTCCTTATATAAAAGGATTTGAATTTGGTACAGGAATAAAAATATTACAATTTAAAACAAAAAAATAAGAAATGGAAGACAATATATTAAGTGAAAATACTTTAAACAATAATGATGTAGTTAAAAAGTCATCTTCAGGTCAAATTGACTATAGTGGCTTTGATGAACTTGAAATGACTGCCAATGTATTTGGTGACGGTACACGTATTATACCAAGAATACAAATACAGTATTCAAAAAAGTATATGTTATGGTGTGATAATAGTACAACAGCTAATGATTATCCAAACAAACTTCTTGAATTATATAATAACTGTAGTTTACACCACTATATATGCAATTTAAAAGCACTTCTTATTACGGGTGCAGGATTGGTATTAAAAGATTCTGGTGCTACTAATGCGTCTAAAACACAGCAATTTCTTGATCAATTAAATTCAGATGGTGACAATGCCAATATGGTACTAAAAAAACAAGCACTTGATTTGGTTTTATTTGGTGGTCATGCTGAAGAAATACCTTTTACAAAGAATTATGATAAAATTCTTGAAATAAGACATTTAGAAGTACTTAAAATAAGAACTGCACGTCCTGACACATACGGACAAATAAACGGCTTTTTTTGGGCATTTGCATGGACTGATACCTATAGACCTTCACGTGCTATTTATTGTCCTAAATTCAATGCTATTAAGGCAGCATATAACAGGGATGCATATAAAAAGATAATGGATGATATTCAATATAATAATGTTAGTCCGTATGATATGGAAACAATGAAAGACTTTATAAATACTGGTAGTACAATTAACTTTTATAAAGAATATACACCAAATAGTTATTATTATCCACTTCCCGATTATGTTGCTGTCATACCCGCTATTGAAATTGACATTGAATCAGATATTTACGCTTTATCATCTTTGAAAAATGGTATGGATAGCGGTGTTAGAATTAATTTAATTGGTGACCCTGACGACCCCGAATTTAAACGTGGTATTAAGAACATGTTAAAAAACTATACTGGTAGTCGTAAAGCCAATAAACCTTGGATAACAATTAGTCAGACCCCTGAAACAAAACCTGACATGGAAGCAATTGGCACAACCAACAGTTTAGCACAAAAATATAAAGTTATAAATGATAGTCAACAACAGAAAATACTTTCAGGTCACGGTATTAACAACCCTGCAATGGTTGGTATATTGGTAGCTGGTAAGTTAGGTAACACAACAGGTGTTGAAATATATCAAAGTTATCAGATATTTCATAATTATATAATAAAGCCTAAAAAGAAAATTCTTGAAGATTTTTGGAATACTATTATGAAATATAACGGATTGGCAGAAGTTGAAATAAAAGACGTTGACATTTTCACACCACAAAACACACAAATACCAAAAGGTAATGAAATTGTTACTGATATAGTATAAAAATAATAAATAAAACTTAAAATATAAATAATATGTCTATACTCGTTCATTTTATAACAACTGATTACGTTAAAGAAAACACTTTAATTGATACTTCTGTTGACGATAAAATTATAAAATACATGATAACACGTGCTGAAGATAGATTTTTACAAACTGTGCTTGGTACAACATTATTTGAAAAGTTACAATACAACATTCAATATAATTCAATAACCGTTAAGCAAAGATTTTTAATTGATAATAAAATAATAAAATTTTTATTGGCAGCTATTCAATTTATAGCAATGAATGATGTTCTTGCAAAATATGCTGAAAATGGTGCATATACCGTAACACCACAAAACACAGCACAACTAACACCACAACAGGTTGAAAATATTCAAATAAATTCAGAAGCTGATATGCATGTTTATGAAGCATTAATTGATACATATATTCATCAAAATATTGGTGACTTTCCTGAATATGACAGTAAGTTAGATATTGAAAGTAAAAAGGTACGTAATTTCGGATTTTATTTGGACAGTGAAAATGATGAAAAAGATAAATTTTACAATGAACGTACTGGCTGGCATAATTTTGACGAGTCATTGTAAGCAAATAAAAATAATATTTAAAATTAATATATAATTATCATGTATAATACTTTAAAAGAAATTGATAACGATTTTAAAAACCTTACTGAAAACTTATTAGCTGGTACAGTAGAATATGTAAATGATGATATGACGGAATTTACATCAAAAAACAGACATTATCCTTTAGTTTTTGCTATGCCTGTTGAAATGGATACAGTTGACGGACAAACAATATTTCAGATATTGATAAGAGTTATGAATATTCAATATGAAAACATGAAGTTAAATGATATCTGGAATGAAACTTCAATTATAGTACAAGAAATTATAACTTATTTTAATGAACGTCAGGATAGCGATACAAGATACTTTGGTGTAACAGCAAGTCAATTTAAGACTTTCAATATGGGTATAGATATGGCAGCAGGTTGGCAGGGTACTTTAAGTTTTAAACTTCGTAATCCGATTGACTATTATTCTATTAGGTTTAAATAACATTATTAATATGCAATTAGATAACCTTAAGAAAATTGTTCAAATATACGGATTAGAACGTATTGCCTTATTCAGTGCTGCAATGAAGGATAATGGCAGTAAACATTTATTTGATCAATTGGACGGTGAAACAAAGGAAGAAATTGATAGTATAATTCTGACAATTAAAGCACCTGTAACTGTTTATTATGCCAGTGAAGGAAGAAAACAAGGTAAATTTCCACCACCACAAGTTATATTAAGTTGGGTCAAAGATCATAACATACAATTCAGGGATAAAAAAGGCAGATATATTAAAGATGCTGCTACAGCATTTATTGTTAGCAGAAAAATTGCAACGGTTGGTACAAAACTTAATGCTATTCATTTTCTTGACGAGTGGAAACTAACTGATGAATTTAAAACAGATGCATTGCAAGCATATATTGAAGATGTTAAAACAGAATTAAGTCAAATTATTGACAAATTAAACGCTGATCAATAATAATATTATTTAACTTAAGTGAACTAATATTTTCAAGAAATTATTTTTCATAAATATTTACTGCTTTAATGTATTTATATAATATAGAAATATAATATAAATATTATGGTAGTAACCCTTTCTTCATTACCTTCAATTAGTCCAGTATATTGTGATAATTTAGTACTTAACGCATCAGGTAGTACAGGAAATACTTGTTACTATAAGTTTACAATTGTTGTAAATTCAGTTACTGGTGAAACATTTTCTTATCCTGCAAATCCATCAGCACCTTACATAGTAAGTATTAATTTAAGTACAATATTATCAACTTATTTTACTTCAAATGTTTATATACCTTCTTATCCATATCAACTAATGGAAAAGATTTCTAATAGTATAATCCCGTATTACATTATCGCAAAATTATACACTGCTAACAATACTTTAATGTCAACCGTAGTAAGTACTACATATTATACTTTTAACGGTGGTTATAATGCTGAAGATAATTTTGCAATGACTGACTATATAATGACAAATGGTTCACATGGCAATTTTTTAACTAATTGGAATACCAGCAGGGAAATAACATTTAATGATCTTGCATATATAAATGTTTTAACGGGTCAATACGGTACAGCTTTAAATACAGCTTTTTCAGGCATTAAAATAACAAAATATCAGGCAAATGGCACAAGTGCGTATATAACCAGTGGCTATACAGACAACATAACAAAAACGCTTGTTAACATAAATGTAAGTCCAAGTGTTATAAATAGTCATTATCCAAATTTTATTGATTCTAACACTTTATATTATACTATCGAAGACTTAAACGGTTATACAAAACAGCAAATGACAATAACATTGGTGCAAGAAAATAAAATAACAAATTTTTATAATTTTTTATATATTAATAAAGTTGGTGGTGTGGACTTTTACACGTTTACAAAAGTAAGTAATCAACAGTATAATATAACAAGAAACGTTTTAGATCAATATCTTATTCAGAAAACATACTATACAAATGCAGATAAGTCAATTGTGGCACAGTCACAATTTTTGTCAGCTTACATGGCAGATAAATTAAAGGAATTATATTTTTCACCAGCAATTTATGTATGGTTTAATAATAAACTAACGCCTGTAAGAATTATTACAAATAGTTTACCTGTTTTAGATCGCTATCCAAAAGATAAATTTCAACAATTTACAGTTGAATTTAGTTTCTTGAACAAAAATTATGTGCAGCAGTATTAAAAATAAATATTTAAAAAGTTCTAATGAATAATTTTTCAAATCTTATATTACGTTTTAACAATGATATTTTACAAGATATTATACTTGATAAGGTTGAACTAAATATTCAGTTATCCGACATAAAGAATTTAGCACAATCCAAATCATCTTTTTCTGTACCTTTTAATATTCCTTACACACCAAAAGCAGTAAGTATTTTAGGATGTTTATTTAATATTAATAATGCCACAACAATTACACACAATCACATTGACGCACAACTTATACAAAACAACCATGTTATTATAAACGGTTATGTTTATGTTGATCATGTTGACACTAATTATATTTATGCAATAATTGCAACTGGTGAATTAACAATTTTTGAAGACATTCAAGGGTTAGTATTAAATAATCTTAATCTAACTGGTACAACATATAATAATAAAAATTTAATTGATTATTATAGTAGTAATAATAGTTTCACATTTTCTGGTGATACTGGTAGTACACATCATTTTGTAAATGTGGATTGGTTCGGACAAGCAGGTAATTTAAATAATTATAAGGGCACAAATGTCAATTCTTTACTCTCATTACGTAAACCTTCACCGATTATTAAGGTTAAAACAGTCTTTGATGCGATAATGACTGCAAATGGTTATAGTTACAGTGGTAGTAGTGCGTTCATAAATAAACTCAATACTAAGTATATGAGTACAAACGTACCAATTACTAATTATTGTGCCAGTGCTGAAACAGTTATAGCCACAAACGGTAATTTAATATCTGGTTATATTAATGCACAATCAAATCATAATTTATATTTAAATCCTGTTGAGACTGTAAATAGTAAATATTTCAATATTGTCAGTACTCATACAAATATTGCTGTAAATGCTTTTAATCATGGTTTACGAGCTATTTATCCTTTTGTCGATGTTGGAGAGCCTTATACTTTTAATTGTCGTTTATATGCTCATACAAGTGGTGCAAGTGGTAATGTTAAGTTCTATCTTCATAGAGCATATTATCTTGATAATTATTTTGATGCTGATTTCTCAAATGCAAATGAAATACTAATTGGTGAATTTACCGTACCAGATGTTACTAATACTCTTTATTATAGTACAAAAATAGTAATTCCAGACAATACTATGATTTCTGGTGAATATACTATTTCTGGTATAACTGATCATTGGTATGGTTATTATATAAGAGTAGAAAAAGATGCTGATATCGTACTTGATAATGGTAGTAGTAATAGAATAACAATCACAAATTCTTGGCTTTATGATACTGGACACACATATACTTTAAATGATCTTTTATCAAATACTTATAAACAATACGATTTTCTTAATGATGTTCTGACAGATTTTAATATTTATATTTATACTGATAATCAGAATAAGAAATTTTTGAATTTCAAAACTTATGATGACTTTAAATTAAATGATGTTCTGGACTGGTCAAAGAAATTCAGTCTTGAAGCACTTGAAGTTTATGACTTGCAACAACAATTATATCAGGAATATCAGTTAAAAAATGCAGATGGTAATGATTTGATTAATACCTCATATAAAAATAGTTATAATAAAAGTATAAATCAACAGGATATTCTTAATGATGTACAAATTAATATAAAATCAATTAATAACATTCAATTAACAATACCAGAAAATATATTAACAACAAATTTAGTTAAAAGCAATAGTACTAATTTACCTATTGCAAGTCCTTATACAGCAGAAAACGGACAAATCATGTTTGGTTTTATTAATTATTTTAATTATGGTGAGAATATATTATTAACTTCATATCAATTAAACTCAGACTTATTAAATGATATATATGGTTACATGCCGATATTATATAATTTAAATAGTTATCTGACTTTTTCACCTTTTCAAATCACAGGCAGTACAATTAATGATATATCTTCACCAAATACTTTTGCACTTCAATTCAATACACAAGATCAATATATTAATAAATATTCAGGTAATACTATTACAAACAATAATCTTTACAGTCAATTCTGGCAGAAAGAACTGGAAGAAAAAATATATGGTAATCAGAAATATGTACGAGCTAAAATGAAATTATTACCAGAAGACCTGAATATTCAAAATTTCAGAAAACGTATCTGGATTGATAATAGTAAACTTGGTGCTGCATATTATAGATTATTAAAAATAACATATCCTTCAGACCCGACAATATTAAGTGATGTTGAATTAATCTCAGATGTTAATTATAACTCAGTAATACCAACCACGATAGCTTTAAATAAATTAACATATAATCCAATTAATCAAATTTCAAATTCAAGTTCAAATTCAAGTGGTTCTGGTGGTGGTGGTGGTGGAACAGGTACTCAGGGATCACAAGGTACAGGAATTCAAGGAGCAATGGGTATTCAAGGAGCAACAGGTACAGGAATTCAAGGAGCAATGGGTATTCAAGGACCGTATTCACAGGGACCTGCAGGAGGCACAGGTCCGCAAGGAGCAACTACTCAAGGAGGCACAGGTCCGCAAGGAATAACAGGTGTTGCAACACAAGGTGCTGATGGTTCTCAAGGCGGATTTGGTGGTAATGGTCCTCAAGGTATAACTGGTTTGCAGGGTATTCAAGCAACAGGTAATCAAGGACCGACAGGACCGCAAGGACCTACTTCTCAAGGTGCTAATGGTCTTCAAGGTATTACTGGTGCTGGTCTTCAAGGTATTACTGGTGCTGGTATACAAGGAGCGACAGGTACTGGACTTCAAGGAATACAAGGTGGAAACGGAACAACAGGTATTCAAGGACCATCAGCTCAAGGACCTACTGGTCTTCAAGGTATTACTGGTGCTGGTCTTCAAGGTATTACTGGTGCTGGTATACAAGGAGCGACAGGTACACAAGGTTCTTATGGAATACAAGGTGGAAACGGACCGACAGGACCGCAAGGACCTACTTCTCAAGGTGCTAATGGTCTTCAAGGTATTACTGGTGCAGGATTACAAGGTATACAAGGTCATACTGGAACAGGTACACAAGGTTCTTATGGAATACAAGGTATTCAAGGACCTGCATTTACTCAAGGAGGTGTGGGACCACAGGGTGCTACAGGAGCAGGTACACAAGGTTCTTATGGAATACAAGGTATTCAAGGTATACAAGGTACAACTGGTACACAAGGTTCAGATTTAAGATTAAAAACAAACTTACAAACAATATCATTAGCACCTTTAAATATAGAATATAAGAACTATGAATTCAAAGAATGGAGAGGAGAAACTCGTGCAGGTGTAATTGCACAAGAAATTATAGATGAATATCCAGAATTTGTTAAAATGGGTGAAGATGGTTTTTATTATGTAGTATATCAAGATATATTCATACGTGAAATCGCATCATTAAAAGAAAGAGTTAAAGAATTAGAAAATAAATAAAAATAATAATAAATAAAAATAATAAATAAAATGAAAGCAATTCAAACACCAACAAATCCTGTAGTAATAATTACTCCAGTACAAGGAGCACAGGGTGCTCAAGATGTAACACCGATAGTAATACCATCACCAATACCACAACCAATAGTTGTGTCAAAAAAGAAAATAAATCCTTATTTGATATTAGGAATTATTGTAGTTATTGTAATAGTGGTTGTAATTATATTGGTTTTAATTTAAAAATATTTTTAACTTAATCTTTGTAAATTGTTTTTTACAGCATTTTTATAAAGAATATTTATGTCTTGATATTTATCAAGCATTTTAAATATTTTTATACTCTCTTCTTGAAGTCCAATCCACCATGCAGCAATTGCTCTTTCAAAAACAAATACATAATTACCAACATATTCTACATCAGTAATTAAAAGTAAATGATCAAAACTACCGTATGTACCTATATTATTATTTATTTCTAATCCTTTTATTTTATCATCATCATAAGTTATACCAGTTAATTGTTCTCCTATTCTCGCCCATGCATAAGATTCATGCCATTCTTTACATTGTTCATAGAGACGACATAATAAAAATATTGCTTCTGGACGTTCAGGCATAAATGATATTGCTCTTAATAAAATACCTTTTGAAACATAAGTTCGTTCTCCTTGATGTACCAGACATAAAAATAATCTTATTAATGATTCATAAATTAATAGTTTATCTTCACCAAATTCTGCTGATCTTAAATAAAATGAACAAGCAGCACTTAATTGTTCCAATTCTTCATACTGTTTGCCTACTCTGAAATTGTTAATCTGATTTTTAGGCTCTTGTATATATTCGTTTAATGATTTTTCTAAATTCATAATATAATGATTTTATTATACTGTTTTTATTATTTTATTATTTTCTATTTTTTTACCATTTTCACAATATCTGCATAATTCAAATGATGTTCCGACTACAGGTATTAAATCTTTGTATTCTTGAGTAAATAAATTACCTAAAATATGTTTCAATTCGTAATCTTGACAACATATAGTCATATCACCGTTTGGAAGCATTACTGTATGTTTGAATTTTTCTAATGCAAAGTTTGCAAACTTATCTGGACTACTACAAGTACAAGGTGCGCCATTATCAGTACTTATATATTTATCCTTTAAGTCCAGAAGTTCGGGTTTTAATAATGCTTCTTTTTCAAGATTTCCTGCTCTTGAATACATTTGTAAATTTTGTCCAACATTACTAAAAATATGTTTTACTTTATCGTGAGGAGTACCCATACACATTACCCTAAAGTTTGATATTTCATTACTAACTTTTTGAAGATATTCAAGAGTTTCAATATATTTATCAGTAATTGGGTGTTTAGAATATCCTTCTTGGTCTGGTAAATGTAATGTAAATCCACGTTGACTACCATTAGCAAATGGAATGTTTTTAATTCTATCAATATCATTTATTGACATTCCAACTCCTGTAGTAAATAGAGTGACTTTATGTTTCTTTTCATTTGCATATATTATCATATTTGTACAATTCTTATTAAGAAATGGTTCTGCAAATCCTGCAAAGACAATACCTATTTCTTCATCTAATTTATCTACAACTAATTTAAAATTATCAAGTGATAGTATTTTATCTTTTGAAGAATACATCGATGAAATTAATTTCTGTGGACAAAATACACAATTAACAATACATCCTGCAAAAGGCATTGCCGTAGTTATCTCAAGAGTAGGATAAATTACTTCATCTATTACACATTTTGTCTCAACTATTTTTTCTTCTTCTTTTATGATTTTATCATTAAGTCCTATGATATCATCAATAATATCTTTAGGAATTCGGAGCATAAATGCTGCGTTATCCTGAAAACCAAATGTAATTAGTAGATCACCTTTAAATAAACACATCCCACAAGCAAACTCAATCTCTGCATCCATAAACGAAAATCTCTCAGATATGTGTATTAAATTCCAGTTTATATCCCATATCACAAAATAATGCATGTACGTAGCATCTTTTTGTCCTTGATAATTCTTTTTTAAGTCAACATCATGAACAATAGCAATTCTATAATCTTTATATCTTATGACTTGACTACCACCTCTCAAATCCATTAAATTTGGTACTTTATGATTATTCTGTGACACTACAGATGATGTACTATTAATTATATCAGCAAATACTATTTCTGTCGGATTAACCCACTTTACATAATGAAACGGTATATCTTCTATAGGCATCCAATTCTTTTCACAATAACTATTTTTATCGGTGGGATGTTCTATTCTAATTCTTGTACGTTCTTTTGCGAAAGTTGAATTAATAAGTATTTCAGAAAGTTCCATTCTACCTTGACCATTATCAGTTGTATCTCTACGAACTCCTGTCAAATATGTTTTATCATTCCATGTAATAAGACGAGCATCTTCAAGACCGTGAAATTCCCACTTTGGATTTTTTACATCCAATTTTGAAGTGTCTACTTTTAATACTTTTTTAATAGACAGATCATTTTTCATTTCACATAAAAAATTAATAGTTTTTAAATGAATATCATTTTCAGGATTTAAATATGCAAGAGGACCATATCGACTATTATATTGCTGTTTATTTTCACTATGATAAAGAGTATAATTTATGTTTCTTATGTTTATATATAACTTATCATTAATAACAGCAACGGTAGGATTCATCAGTCCTAATCCTTTAGATAGATTAGAAGGAATAATAAGAGGAATTAAATTACCTCTCTTTTCAATTAT